CGCCGCCGCCGCGCCACCGACATCGAGGCGCTGCATTTCGGTGTCGTGTTCCCCGAGGTCGTGGAAAACCTGATGCTGCGGGCCGGTCGTGGCTGAGGCCCTGCGCATCCTGATCGGTTGCGAAACGTCCGGCCGCATGCGCCGGGCCTTCGCGGCGCGGGGGCATGATGTCTGGTCTGTCGATCTTCTGCCGGCCGAGGACGGCAGCAACCGGCACATCACCGGGGATGTGCGCGATCACCTGCATGACGGCTGGGACCTCTTGGCCGTCATGCACCCGCCCTGCACCAGGCTCTGCAACTTTGGCGTCCGCTGGCTGCACGTCCCGCCGCCGGGCCGGACGCAGGCGCATATGTGGGCAGAACTAGACGAAGGCGCCGCGCTGTTTTCTGCCTGCTGGCAGGCTCCGATTCCGCGTGTCGCGGTCGAAAACCCGGTGATGCACAAACACGCCCGCGCCCGCCCGCTGCCGACAACGTGGCTGAACGGCGCCCGATGGGAGACGGAAGAGGGATACCCCCCCCGCGTCCCGTCCCTCAACATGGCGCGGTGAGGTGGTGCGGTGATCGGCATGACCGTCTGTAGCGGCATTGGGGCGCCGGAATGTGCCGCGCCGTGGATCGACTGGAGATACCAGTCCGAGATCGAGAAATTCCCCTGCGCCGTTCTCAAGGCGCGCTTCCCTCATGCCGTCAATCTTGGCGACATGACCAAGTTTCAGGAGTGGCCGGATGCAACTGTCGATGTTCTCTGCGGAGGAACACCTTGCCAGTCGTTCTCCGTCGCCGGGCTTAGAAAAGGACTGGCTGACCCTCGCGGCAACCTCATGCTCACCTATCTTGCCATCGCTCAACACTATCAGCCCCAGTGGATCGTTTGGGAGAACGTGCCCGGCGTCCTGTCAAGCAACGGAGGACGGGATTTTGGAACCTTCCTCGGGGCGCTGGGGCAACTCGGGTATGGGTTCGCATACCGAGTGCTGGACGCTCAATACGTCCGAACACAGTCACACCCTTGGGCCGTCCCACAACGGCGGCGGCGTGTGTTCGTTGTCGGATATTTTGGAGACTGGCGACGTGCCGCGGCGGTTCTTCTTGACCAGGAAAGCCTGCGCGGGAATCCTGCGCCGGGCCGAAAAGCGGGGCAAGGAATTGCCGGAAGTGTTGCACCAAGCCTTGTCAGCAGTGGCCGGGGCGTAGCGCGGGCAGGCGAAACGCGGGGGCACGATCCGGTTGTCGCGGTCTGGCCCGCTCAAGTCGCTCCTACGCTCAACGCACATTTCGGCACGAAGCAGGGCCTTGAAGATCAGCATATCAACGGGGGGGCTTGTTTGTATGCTCCACCGATCGTCCCGCAAGCCATGTCGAGCAAGTGGTCGAAGGGGTCGAGCGGGCCAGCTGGGGACGAGGTGGCGAATCTGGTAGCCATGACTGGAGGCGGCTTCGATGTCACCCATGCCCTGCGCGGCGAAGGCTTTGACGCATCAGAGGACGGAACGGGGCGTGGCACGCCCCTAGTCGCGGTTGGTCGGTCCTATGTCGCGCAGCCTTGGGCAGTCCGTCGCCTCACCCCGCTGGAATGTGAGCGACTACAGGGCTTCCCCGATGGTTGGACGGACGTTTCATTTCGCGGGAAGCAGGCGGCAGACGGGCCCCGCTACAAGGCGCTCGGGAACAGTTGGGCCGTAAATGTCGGGCAGTTGATTTTTGAACGCCTTAAAGCAGTTGAGGAACGCACAAATGGAAATGTCTGAATGGTCTGACGACGCCTTTGCTGGATATGTCGCGGCGCCGTGGACGCCGCCACCAGAGGCGGAGAGTTTTGATCTTCTGATAGCTGATGCCCGCGCTGAAGCGGCAAAAGCCATGCGCAAGTTTCCGCAGCCAAATCACGTCATTTCAAAAGTGGCCGAAGAAGCGGGCGAAGTCGTGAAAGCTGCAATTCATTGCGCCGAAGGTAGGGAAGACCCAGCCAATGTTCGCGTCGAAATGAAGCAACTCATTGCCATGCTTTATCGGCTTTGGGTGGAGGGGGATCAGGTTCACGGGCTTTCGCCAATGTCCCCACCGCCTTCGCCACGCTACCGGGAGACCGCCATGAGTGACCAGATCAAAGCCATCGTGGCATATCATAAATGGTGCATGTCGATCCTGACCGCTACCACCGCCGATCCTAATGCAAGGGCTCAGATTGAAAACCATCGCGCATGGGCCGACGCCATCGAAGCCCTGCAATCCAAAGCCGCCGCCCTTGAGTCCGAGAACAATCGCCTGACCGCAGAGCGGGACCAGTTCGCGCGAATGTGGGAAGAGAATCAAGATTTGTTGGCGCAATCCAAAGAGATCGGTTTTCAATTCGACGAAATCAAGCGCCTGACCGCCGAGCGTGACGAGGCGGAGAAAGCCCTTGCGGCCTATGACGCCGCGCCGGGTGGTCCAGTCTGCGACTGGAATGTCATGCAACTTGGCCAGATCGGATGGCACGTCCGGCAGACCAAAGACGGCTGGCATGTGGGTCGCCTCTTTGGGGCGGATAGTTTGGCGACCGAACCTGAGTGGACGGAAAAGGACGCCACGCCATCCGCCGCGCCCGCATGGACGCCGCCAGAGGATAGGCCGGAGGGCTTCAATTGCCTTGGTTGGCTTGATACCGAATGGCTACACGTCGTATGGCTTGGCAATGTTTGGCGATGGGTAAGCGATTCAGCAGAAATCGTTGCCCCCACCGCCTTTGCCCCGCTTCCACAGGAGCCGCGCCATGAGTGACCCCACCCCCGGCAGCGATGACGCATTCTTCAAACTCCGCGTATTCCTGAGACTGGCAGCATCGGCCCAAAGTATCAGCGCCGATCAGGACGAAATGAACGCCTGGGCCGACGCCATCGAAGCCCTGCAATCCGAAGCCGCCGCGCTGCGGGCCGAGGTGGAGAAGCTGCGGGGGGCTTTGAGGCTGTCCGTGCAGTTGCATCGCGCACAGCAGCGACCGACTGCAGATCAAATGCGCAAGCTCGATGCCGCCCTTGCGAAGGAGGGGGAGCGATGAGTGAACGTGTCCAATTATCCCGACGCAAAGGCTGGCGGATGCCGCCAAACACGGTGAAGGTTGATCGCTCGACCCGATGGGGCAACCAGGCTGCCAAGATAGGCGACGACATCAGCTACTACACGGCGAACTGCACCTGCGCGACGGCGCATGACGTGGTCGAACTGTTCAGCCGGTTCATGGATGCCCACAAAGCCGCCAACCCAACAGACTTTGAAGTCTGGATCGCTCCCCTGCGCGGCAAGAACCTTGCCTGCTGGTGCAAGCCTGACCAGCCATGTCATGCCGATGTGCTGTTGAAACTGGCCAACGGGCACGCCCCCTGATGCCCGCCCCCGCCTATGCACTGGTCAACCCGTCGATGAAGCACACCGCAGCCACGTTGGCAAAGTGGCTGGCAGAGACGCCGGGTTTCAAGCCGGGCCTGAAGATGTCGAAGGAGGACATGATCGTCAGGCTCAATGCCGCCCGGCAGGCCTATTGGGACAAGGCGCACAAGGAAGCCAATGCGGCCGTTCCGTCGCGGGCGCACAAGGCGGCGGCCAAGGCTGCAACCAGAGCTGACCTCTGCCTGATCGCCGCTGATGAGTGGAACGCCTGGCTGCGCACCCTGCCGCCCGTGCCGCTGGCCTGAGGAATCTGCTAATGAGTGCTGCGGACCCCACCGGCGCCACCATCTTCGACCAAGGGCTGACCCCCGAAGAATGGGCGGCGCGGTTCGAGGCGCGGGGCATGAAGGTATCGGCTCGCACGATCCGGGCCGAGGCGCGCAGGCTCGACGCTTGCTTCACTGTGGGCCAAAGGGCCATGTTGATCCTGCCCGAACAGATGGACATGATTCTGGAGGACCGGGGATGCCGCTTGAAATCTACCAGCGCGGGCCAACGTGGTGGGTCAGGGGCCGGATTGAATACAAGGGCACCGCTATCTCCGAATACTACCGGTGCAGCACTGGAGCATCTACGGAAGCAGGCGCGCGGGATTGGATCGCCCAAGCCGAAGACCGGGCGATCCGTCGTCATCTCCTTGGAGACGAAGCGAACGTCCTGACCTTTGCCGATGCCGTCATCCTCTATCCGGCCAAGCCGGCCGAGGCGCGCTATCTGATCCCGCTGACCGAGGAACTGGGCGCGATCGCCGTCCGCAAGATCACGCCGCAGCAAGTCCGGGATCTGGGGCCAAAGCTCTACCCTTCCTGCGCCACCGACACATGGCGGCGGCAAGTGATCTCTCCGATCAGCGCGGTGATCAACCACGCCCATGATCTGGGCCACTGCCCGCCCATCCGGATCAAGGGCTACACCGCGCAGGAACGCATCGATCAGGACAAGGCCCGGGGCAAGCAAAGCCGCACCGAGAAGACGGCGGGCAGCTGGGAATGGTTGCTGGCCTTCCAGACTAAGGCGGGCCCTTATCTGTCCGCTTTGGCCGAGTTCATGTTCGAGACCGGCGCGCGGATCAGCCAAGCCGTGGCCCTCACGCCCCGCGACCTCGATCTGCAGCGCGCCCGGGTGATGATGCCTGCATCAAAGGGCCATCCGGCGCAGTGGGTCGCGATCTCCATGCCGATGGTGGTGCGCCTGGCCAACCTGCCCGCCCGCAAGCCGCATGATCGGAAGATCGACACCCGCTATGCCGCCCGGGTCTTCGGCTACCATACCCGCACCGGCCCGATCAAGGCGTGGAAGCATGCCTGCGAAGAAGCGGGCATTCCCTATCTCTCGCCGCACTCTGCCGGCCGTCATGGTTTCTACACTGAGCTGCGCGTGCGCCAGGGTATCGACAGCCACACGGCCGCCAAGGCAGGACGCTGGGCAGGCCCTGCCCTGCCCGATCGCGTCTATGGCCACAGCGAGACGGATGAGAGGGCTGTACGCGACATGATCCGTACAGGAAGGGTACACGCTCAACCGATGAAGGCGGGCAAGTCATTGAAGAAGAAGACGTGATCGCCGACTAGACCGGGTCCCTTGGTAAGGGTGAGGTCGAGAGTTCAATCCTCTCTTGCAGCACCATAAAAGCCAGAAAAATCAATGGCCTTTAGTTTCTGTGTTACGGAAACCAACGTCCGCCTTGCAGAACTTTGCGCGTACATACGCTACGATTCCGAGACCATCCGTACAAATCCCGTACACGGCCGAGGATGATGTTCCGGTGAAGTTCGCATATTCCGGCACATAACTTGACCTCGAAAACAGGAAAACCCCCGACCTCACGGCCGGGGGCACTTCGGCCAAGCTGGGGAAACAGCCGGCCGATCTACAAGGGGAAGACATCCGGCTTTGCCAGCCGGTCAGACAGCCTTTCGATAATCAGCAGCGCCGCATCAGCGGCGTGGGTTGCGACCTGCCGCCTCGGCGGTCAGATCATCCGGCAACAGCGCCGGATCTCGTGGTCACGGTACCGGCCCCGCCTGGCGCTCGATGTGCCAGAAGAACGACTGGCGGCAATGGCTGCGCTGGAACACGCGGAACATGGCGTCATATCGGCGACACCAAGTTGCCCCTTCCGGGGTGTGCCTGAGCGAATAGGCGCGGCCGCACAGGCTCATTCCGGGTTTGCCATGCAGCAGCCAGTGAAGAACCTCGGACAGGGTCACGGCGCGCGGTTCTTGACCAGATAACCGTTGATGAATGTGACTGCACCTTGGATCCAGCCGGTCACAAGAACGATCATACCGGCGGCGACCTCGGACCCGCAGGTCTCGGACACGCCGGGGATCTGCGACACGATGACGGCTGCGATGGGAGGAACCGCGATGCTGTTGATCCCAACGGCAGTCATTTTGCGGGTCGGGGCAGCGGACGGTTGATTGATGAGGTCAGACATGGTTGCTCCTAAGATTCGTTGTGAGACATAGCTCCGGCCGGGGATGGCAGGATTATAGGACGCGCCGGGAAGGTGGACGGCCATCGCGCCCCCAAGAGCCGGGAACGGGCAAGGCGGGCGATGCTGACGGTGTTCGACTGGTTGCCGCCCAACACCGCAACAGTTGACGCATCCCCGCCGACACAGAAGCCGACATGCCCACCGCCGTCGCGTGAGAACACGACAACCGCGCCATAGGTCAGGGGCGTTTCCCGGCCCAACAGCATCCAGTTCCGCGCCCAATAGGGGTTGGTCCCCAGATCGCCGGGGAACGGTTCATCGGGCAGGCCGAGCCGGATACAGGTCTGGACGAAATCCCCGCACCAAGGCAGCTTGGCCGGATCGCCCAAAGTCGCGCCGTCCGATTTCAGGAAGGCCCGCAATTCCGCGTTGTGGGTCAGTTCATGCCGCCCCATCATCGCCTTGGCTTCATCCATCCACGGGAGCGCCTCAGAAGGCGATACAGGCTTGCCACGGGCAAAAGCCCATGCCGACACAGCCGCCGCCGTCTTAGGCCCCCATAGGCCGTCCACGGGCCCCGGATCATAGCCGTCTTTTTTCAAGGCCGTTTGGACCTGAAACACACTGTTCATGCGTTGCCTCGTTTTGTAAGATTTGTAAGGTTTAAGCGTTGACCTTGACCCGCTGCACTTCGCCTTCGGTGCGGTGCAGCGTGACCGCCTGCAACTGAGCGCGGGCGCTGTAGGCATTGGCGACCGAGTAGGCATCACGCGCCGTCAATGCCCTGAGTTGCTCCCATTGGACGCCGCCAATGTCTGCCGATTTGTGGTGGTGCAGGTGGCCTGTCCAGAGAAAGCGGTGTTTGGTCTGGCCCCAGATCGCGTGATGTTGATCGGCCAAGAACATGACAATCCGTTCGGCCTTGGCTTTGTCGCCGTGATGCGCCGCCACCATCGCGTTGCCGAATTGCTCAACCCAAAATTCACCGGGGCTCTTGTAGATCGTCACGCGGGGGTTATCCCGGAACCGATAGAACAACCCGAGCCGCAGACCGATGTAGCTGTCACGATTATGGTTGCCGGGGAGGATCACAACGGTAACGTGGTCATGCTTGGCAAGCGCCGCTTCCGTCGCCGCGCCAAGAGCCTCACAAGCCGTGGTCATGGTTTTATAAAATCGCGTGTCTACGTCTAGCCCGTGATGGCTTTGCGGGGTTTGGTTCGTCTGGTCATTGGCGTGAGTGGTATCACCCACGTCCAGGATGACAGCCCGAGAAGATGATGGTGACGACGCGATGCACCGCCGGACCCAATCGCGCAAACGTTCGGACGCCTTTGCGGTGTCCCAATCTTCACCCGTTTCCCGCCCCCATGCCATCATGCCAAAGTGCGCATCGGCAATGAGATACAGGGTCATCAAGTCCGCATCGGTGTAGGTAGGCGGGGCGATGATTGCCGCCGCTGGCATGTCTGCCAAGCCTTCCTTAATGGCGTCTAAAATGCGACAGGTGGCGTCTTCTACTTCTGGCCGCAAGTAGAGCGAATAACCGGGGGCGTCGTCTGTCGGCTTCGTCTTGATCCACATGCCATTCGGCACGATACCCGTGCTGACGTGCAACATGGCATCTTTAACGGCGGGATCGGCGTTTTGATATTTTTCCGCCGATCTCAGGCGTTCTTGCAGCGTTGATTTGTGGATGCCGAGCTCATGGGCGGCTTTTCTTTGCGACCCAAACCGGGCTACGGCATCGACCGCTTCCCGCTGCTTCGGTGTCATCCGTCCACCCTGCAGGTCTGTTTCTTTGCCTTAGGGATGAATTGAATATGTCGCATGGTCGCTCCATTTGTAATGGCCGATCTGTGTGACTTAGATATCAGCCGGGGTTCATGCCCTGGGTAATGCGCTCATGGTCCGCCGCCGCATTTTCGGCCATCATGGCCAGCGTTTTCAGGACCAAGACGTAGGCGCGGACGAAAACAAGTTCGTCGTCGTCGTGGATCAGCCGCCCCTTGGTAACGCCGCGTTCTGCCCGTTCAACGATCTTGTCGGCAGTCTTCAGGACTTCGATTTGTTCGGGGGTCATGCGCCGCTGCTTTCCTCACGGTGCGGGGACACGCCTCGGATGACACGATCTTTGACCGCGAACATTGCCTCAATGTCATCCTTACCGATCATCGCGGATTTTTCCAAAGAGAGCCTTGGCAAGATGCTGAATTAAGGCGGGATACATCTGGGGCGTAAACTCCGCAACCAAAACGCCGTTATCGTAAATCCGCAGCTTGTCCGTGACGGCATAACTGATAATGCGCCCGCTCATCGGTGCGGCCTTTGATCACCTGTCAAATGGCGCATCTCTGTCTCAAGGGCGGTCAAGCGGAGTTCAATCGAATGAACGCTTTCCTTGATTGCATCCAGCTTTTGCGGCACACTTTCGTTTTGGTCCGGCGCTTTTTTTTGTGCGTTCATCATCATATACAGCACCAATGCAATAGGAGCGCCAAACGCCGCAACGAGTGAGGGGAGTTGGTCAGGTGTCATGCTGCGCCGCCCTCCATACAATCCACATATGCAGCGGCAGAAAGAATGCGCCGCTGTAAAGCCCGACGACAATCTCTCCGCCTGTTGCTGTAATTGAATAGGCCAAAAGCGCGAATTGAACGCTGTGCAATACACCGCCGAAGACGACCATGCGCCGCTTTATCGGGTCAATCAGCCCGACAAAAGTGATCGCACTTGCAGCCATATTCCACGCCGCCCAGAACTCTGCGGGGAAGCTGTAAGCAAACGCGCCCCAGGTATCCGGGTCGAAGTGCTGCCCGCCAAGCGTGGCATCAAGCCAAAAGATCGTCCCGACTATGAACAATGATAGCTGAATGCCGCACAAGAGCGGCGCATATCGCCCCAGCGAATGACCGCCCTGTTTCAGTGTCCATTCGAGAACTGTCATGACCGCCGCCACGCTCCTATTGCCAGCACCACCGCGCCCCCTGCCACCAGCCCGAGTTGCAGCCACGATCCCGCAATGGTGAAAGGGAAAGACGCGCCGACCGCGACGAATGAGGCATCCTCAAGGCCGTCCCAAAGCAGGCCCGCCCTTTGCAGCCAGTATTCGGCGCAGAGCCAGTAGAGGAAGGCAGCGGCAAGCGGGATAGGCCACCAGAAACCAAGCGCCGCCGCGATCGAGGCGATGGCCAGCCCCAGCACAATATGGCCGCACTGGTTCGTCACATGGCCGTACCAGTCGCGGGCGAAGTCGTCGGGGTCAATCATTCAAGCCTCCTATAGCGTCCAGGTCGGTCATGCTCGTTGCCGCTTCAATCAGCCTGATCTTTGTCAGCCTGCCATTTTCGATCTCTGCCGCGATCTGCCGCCACATCGTCGCGATGTTCGCCCAGGTCTGCGCAAGCTGATATGCCGTGGGCGCAGTCACCCCCACCTCGGCTGCCAGAAAAGGATAGTCCGTCAGATCAACGGGCGGGTTTTCTTGCGCGAGAAAATTGCGGGCCTCGGCTTCTTTCAGAAGATAGATCATCTCCTGTCCCGGCATGACAGTGATATAGAGCGACCGGACACGGCCCGCCTCGGCATTGACCAAGGCAACGGCTCTCAGCTTGGCCTCGGCCAGACGATCCTGAGCTATCTCGTCTACAGACTGCACTTGGCTCCAGTCGATCATTCTTGCCTCCAATCGAAAGCAGGAAGCGCCACAAGGCCGTCCGGCGGATTGATGATGGGGGCCGGATGCCAAAGGTCTTCAGGCAGGTCTCCGGACGCATGCGGCGCAAGGATCGTCATGTGAAGCGACCCCGACAGACGATACACATCCGACCTGATCCAGTAGCAGTTGATGGCTGCCCGAAAGAGTAATCCACCTTCAGGCAATGGCCTGAAGTCGAACGTCGTGCCGTTGAAGATCAGCGCATCGCCCGACCTGACAAGGGTAAGGGGCTGGTTTTCACGCGCCCGGATGAGCGTAAGGTGCATTATGTCCAGATCCCCATCGCAAAAAGGCGGGTGTTTACGCTCGATCTCGCAATCGTAGGCGTCGTTGACAAGGTGAAGACCCGGAAAGTGCAATCGGTGGCTGATATTGCAGTTGACCCTGAAGTCACCACCCGATCCGCCGATGTCGGCATTCCGTGAAAGAAAACACTTGCATTGGCAAATGCCGCCGGAAAGGTCCAGGTCACGTCTGAGCCAAAATTGGATGCAATGGTTTCGTGGCATATCTGGGTGCCATCTGCAAAGCGAATGTATTTGCCATTCGCATTGCTGCCCCGCTCCATCAGCCCGCCCGTGGGATTACCGCCGCCGCCCATCGTCACAGTGGAAAGCACGTTTCCGCGACGATAAAGCCGGGTGAATATCCTGTCAGCGTCATCTTCGATATTTGACGGAACGGTCGGCCAGGTGATCCTCTCCGGGGCGGTCGCCCAAAGGCCCTGAGTTTCGATTGCATCAAGATCGCTTAAATATGCCAGCCATTCGCCTGCCCGAGTGTCACCGAATTTCTTGTAGCTGGTGACGTTGGGAAGCCAAAGCGTCTTCAGATCGTCGCGCCGCCGTTTCATCAGCTCCTGACGCTGCGACAGACTGTAGCGATTGGCAGTGACGCGGGCGTTTACCGCCGATGTCGTCGTGTTCCACGTATAGACATAGTCCACAATGCTTTCTGTGATCTGATAGACCGACGTCGCATTGGGGTTCGTCGTCCAGGCCACGTTGACTGTCAGGACGGTTGCGGTATTCGACGCGATGATCCGCGTCTGTCCCGACCCTGTTCCCGACAGAATGGTGACGTTGTACGCGGCGAACATATCGACCGTCCAATTACGGGTTGAGTCGGTCAGGGTTGTTGCCGCGCCGCCTGTTGCAGTCCCGTTTTCTTCGGGGCGGTCAGGCTGGTCAAAAATGAATCCTGCAGGGGCCAAGGCCGCAGTCTGGTTCGCGGGCAGCAGAGCCGTCTGATCGGCAACCTCATCGTCGTCACAGTCGAACACCGCGACGATAGGGCGGGCCGTGGCGCTTCCCAACACGTTGTCATAGACGAGATACTTGGCCACCGTCTACCTCTTGAACTGCTGAATTTTAAAATGCGTCGACAGCACACGCGGCGTGTTCCCGAATGCGCTGTTCGCAGCCCGCTTGGCCTTCAGCGTGTACGTGACCTTTCCGCCCGCTGTGTCAGGATCAACAAACGAAAAGGCCATCTGACCTTGGCTTCCCTTTTCGGGTGTCGTGTGAAACCGGCCCTCGACAAACGTGGTGCCACGATAGACCCCGAACTGCAAAAGGGCCGTACCAAACCCGTCGACCGAACACGACACGGTCACATCGGTTCCGTAGTCCGCAATCCGGGTCAGGCTGACGGCGCAAAGGTCCACCCACAGATTGACGGTTGACAAAGTCACGATCTGGGGGGTGTATTTGTAGACCGCAGACGTGACCTGCTTTTTGCCAATGTCGGCTGTCTGTACGAAAGTTGGGTCTGTCGTCACCGTCGTCCAGCTTGTCCAGCTTGATGACTTGCCCGTCACATACCGCGCCCTGACCTGATAGGACGTTGACGCTAGGATGCCTTCATGGATGTTTCTCGCACCTTTGTCCAAGTCCACACTGCCATTGGTCACGTCGGCAGACGTCGCGGTCACCCGGACTTCATATTTCAGCGTCACGATGCCCGGAATTGGGGCGGTCCATGCAATGCGAATAGCGGGGCGGCGTGAGGCCCCCGATGCGTCGGGGATGCTGACAGCAGTCACCGTCCAGCCGTCAACCGTCAGCGCCCCCGGCTGAACCTTGACCGCAGACGGGGCCGTCGTGGCAATCTCATCCCCCGCCCCCCATGAATAGTCTCCGCTAACCTTTTCACGCATTGAAAGCGTAGTGCAAATGGTCCGGGGATCGATGGCAATTCGTGAGACTTCAAAGTCCTTGCCGGTGTAGCCGTTTCGGGCAGATGTCCAGTCAATCACATCGAGCGGATTGATTAGCAGTCCCTCGGGCGGCAGTCCGATATTGTGAACGCGCATCCGGCGGGCATCCTTTAGCCACGCCGTCATAAGCTGCTGCACTTGGGTTTCGTCGGGAACCGCCGGGAGCCTCAGGTCACCGATAAGGATTTGCCCGCCATCCTCGGCCTGCGCCGTCGTGTCATAGCGCGGCGGCGCTTCCTTTGTAGTCCACAACTCAGCCGGGTCAGGATAGGTCGCATGGACCCCATTGTAGGTGTTTTCAAGCGCGGGGAACGGATCAAGGTCTTGCGGCTGGCTCCGCAGAATGTCGTCGTCGGTGATGTATTTGACGGGCATCGCAGGCCCGCCCACGCGGATATAGATCGTGCCGCCCACGTCCGCGATTTCTGCCGAACATGCCTTCAGCAGCTCGTCCACCACATCAAGCGGCGTGTCGCCGCCGATGTCAGGCGTGCCGATCCGCACTTCATAACCGGCGATGTACGTCTTTCGGCCAGAGATCAGCACGTCGCAGGCATTCATCGCCGCCGCCCATGTCGCGTAGGGCAGATCGGCGGCGCTGTATCCGCCGCCATAGGTATTGCCGCCCAGCATGGCAATGCCGCGCAGTATGTTGTAAATCATCACGACGGGGTTTTCGGACCATTCATAGGTCGAACCTGTGCCGTAGCGATGCGACCCCGAACCGCCCGCCGTGGTATCCTTGCGCGGGTCATACAGACGGATGCCCCGGACGATGAACTTGACGTCGGGGCGACCGTTCCAGATTTGCGGGCTGTCCCGCCAAAGGAAGGTCATGATGGCATGGGGCACACCGCGACCGATCATGTCCGATTGCCAAGGCCGCTCGGGGTATGACCCGTAAATGCTCAGAAGGTCCGGATCGGCTACGGTCGGATTTGCCCTGAACCGACACCAGGCAAATCCGGTGTACCTGTTTGGCGTGGCAATCGTCGCCCCATAGACGCTATTTACCGCAGCTGTCGTACCGGCACCATCCGACATGGTAAGCGTGCCGGCCGTGCCAAGGGTGCAAAGATCGCCGTCGATGATGATGTTTTCAAGGGCATCATAGGCAATGTCGCCAAGGTCCACGACGCGGGTAAGGTAGCGGGTGTCGCCGTTCACCCCATGCGACATTTCCGGCGCGGCAAGGTTGCCCGCTGTCATGTAGCGGCCCAGGACGAAAGACTGCGGCATCTGATCGCCCGCAGTGATGGATTGCGTCCTGACACCCCCGCCGGACACATTGTCATTTGCCGCCTGCGACGACAGCGCGACCGAAAGCGCCGTGGCAGCAACGGCAACACCGATCTGGATAGCGATGGTCGCGCCAGCGCTAAGAGTGACTCCAAACCCTGCCGTCAGGCCCCAGATGACGACCTCAGCCAACGCGGAACGCCCTCTTGATCGCGGTTATCGGCACGATGCCCAAACCCGTTGCGCCGATGGTGTAGACATTGGCCCCCTGCACAATCCCCAAGGCATCCCCGCCGATCCCGTCAACCACTGCGATGTCACCCACCTGGGCAAAGGATGGGCTGACCTCATCAAACGACGCCGCCACGACCGCGATGTGATCTGCAAAGCCCTTGGCTTGCGCATTCCGCAGACCTTCCTTGATGGTCCGGTATCCCCTGAAGCCGCGCATGTAATCCCGGCCCGTCATGGCCTCGACCGCCGCCGCCGTGAAGGTCGCGCAATCATGCCGCCCGATGCAGAACGGCGTCCGGGCGATGGACCGCAGATAGTCCTTGAGGCGCTGTTGCCAGTCTTCACGCTTCATCTGCGGATCCAGTCTGTATTGACTTCAGCCGCCACCGCGCCATAGCGCCGGAACCTGTCCGACGACCGCAACTGCTGTGACTGGTCGGTTTTCTTGGCAGCAATCGTGCGGGTCAGAAGCCGCATTGATGTCACTAATTCCACGCTTATCGTGCCGCCACCCGACCCCAAGGCCGAGGTTGCAATAGGCGAACGGTTGAGAAAACCGTCCCATTTGCGGTCCGTATCTATGACCAGCCCTGACAGCGGGTCCATCAGCGCCAGATGCAATTCTACCGCCGCACCCTTGACGACATACCCCCGGATCGTATCCTCGACCTCAGGTGTATTCGCAGACAGGGTAATCCGCTGCGTCCGGACATCTGTCCCCTTTTCATAGACGATGGGATCGACATCAAAGCGCCCCAGCGCCCCGTTATAGACCCGAGGCGTCCCGTCAATCGTGAAGGTCAGATCGTCGTCGCCATTCCAAAGCCCGATTGACGCATCGGTCAAAGTCGTGAAGTTCTTGGCCCCGATCCACAGAAGCCATCGAGGCTCAACCGCGCCCCGCGCATTCAGATGGTTGATGCCTGCGCTACCAAAGCTCATCGCAGGGTCTGCCGCAGAGAGAATGACAATTCCGTTCGGACGGCCCGGCTTTGCGATGGCGGGCTGTAACTGCCCGGCACATAGACCGCCTTGAAACGGGGTCTGATCAGATCCACGTTGAACGGCACGCTGTAACCCAGACGGACAGCAGGGGACAGTTCTATGCTGCCCGCAACACCACCACCGTTGGCAGTCCCGCCAGTAATGATCCGATGAAAGGCAGTCCGGGCGGGGCTGCCATAACTCCACCCGATATAGTCGCCTTCGGTCAGCACATATCCGACCGGCAGGCTGCCGATGGTGACATCCCGCATGTTGGCGTTGACGTTCGTGATCTGCGGTGTAGCCGCGCCAAGGATCGATCCGGTCGGGTCCGCCTGGGGCCCGTCCCGCCAAGCATGCGTCACGTTGAACGACGCGCCGGCCTGCTGGATCAGTTCCGCCTTTGCCACCACCCGATCCAGCGTCAGATAGGTATTGGCCCTGACCGTGATGTCGGCGCGCCACAGCCGGACACCATAGTCCGCCGACAATACCTCACCGCCCTGCGTTTCGTTCAACTGCACAGCCTCATCAAGGCGCGGCGTATACGCTACCTTGGCCAGCCCGTTCCAGAACGATCCGGTCGAAAGCGGAAAGGTCAGCGCCATCAGCTGACCCGCCGTCTGTCGCTGTTCACCGCACGGGCCTTGGCAAAGGCGTTCCGATCATAGGACTCAATCGCCTTGGCGATCTGTTCTGCAACACCGGCCTGCGCCCCGCGTGCATCGATGTTGTAGACATTCGTCATGCCGCCGCCCATCTGCGCGCTGGTCTGCGCGTTATAGACCTGCGATCCGCGCGGCAGATTGATGATCTCGGGGCCACGCTCGCCCACCCAGGTCGGCCCGCCCTTCCAGTAATCTGTTCCGACAGCGTTGGCGCCGACGCTCAGAGAATTGCCAAGCGCTGCAAAGAAGCTGCCCGTAGGTCCGCCCATGCCTGCCAGCCCAAGCACGGCCTGTTGCATGGCAACCTGGCCCATCTGGGCCAGAAGCGAGGCAATCGCATCCTCGGCCGATGACGATCCGTCGATGATCGAAGTGAACAGGTTGGCAACCGCGTCCGCGCCTTTGTTGACCGATGCGGTGTAGGCATTCTGTGCATCCGTGATTGTCTTGGATGCCTCGATGATCTGCTGTTCTTGCTCATCGGTGAACCAGGGCGATCTTCCGCCGGAATAGGGATCGATTCCGCCGCCGCCCGATGGACTGCCGCCCGAGCTGCCGACTGAAACAGGCGAATAGCCAAAGTCGATGGAAACCGGACGCGCCTGCGGGCGCATCGGTGGCGGCGGCGGGACATATGCGGGTCCTCCCGCAGGGCCACCGGCTGCGGCCGTGTTGGCAGCATATGCCGTCCCTGTCATGCCTCCAGACGTCGATGCCAAAGCGGCCGCCCGCGCTGCATTCGCGGCATCCCAAAGCCCGGCCGCCCATGTCGCCGTCCCCGAGATCGCCGCGCCAAGCCAGCCGCCGATGCCACCCGCCTCGGCATTCAGCGCCCGCAGTGCGCTTTCCGCGTCAAGCAACGTTCCAGCGAATTCCGAACCCGAAAAGGTACTGTCCTGAACAATCGCGTTGATGGTGGCTAGCGCATCCGCCATCGCCCCGAGGTCTTGCGTGCTGGTCGCGGCCTGCATTGCCGCCTTCATCTTCTCGAACTCTTCGCGCGTGATACCGACTTGCTGGGCAACCGCCTCGAACTGTTGCCACATGTCCTGGGCAAAGATGCGGGCGTTCTCGACGTTTATGTCAATGGCGCCAGACTGAGCCGCGCTCATGAACGCATCAGTTGCCCGTTGCGCTTGCTCATAGGCAGAGGCCAGATCAGAGACACCGGACGTAAGGGAGGAGACGGCGGCGCGGGCTGACCCCTCCGCCGCTTCAAGCGCCTGTGTTCTTTGGTGTTCGATGAGCCGCAGAATCTCGGCATTCATTTCGCCATACTTGTCGATGACGTCCTGAAGGCCCTGTGCCGAATAGACCTGGTTTGCTTCATCAAGCCGCGAGATAGCAGCTTCCAGTTCCTTGACCGCATCTGTCGCAGACTTCGCGCCCTCGCCGCTGTCAAAGAACCATCTTGCCAAAGGCACCGCGATTGCCGCTGCCGCCCCGGCGACGATACCGGCAAGGCCAAAACTGCCCAGCAGCTGGGGCAACTGCTGCGCCATCGCCTGGCTGGCCGATGTCCCCGCTCCGACCTGCACCGCAAAGTCGCCGATCTGGTAGGCTGCGTTCTGGATGTTGCCCCGATAGGCTCGCATCCCGTTGCCACCGGCCATGACGGCACCACTAAAGGTGTCAAGCCGCGTCCGGGCCTGCGCGATGACCACATTGGCTTGTTCCTGCGTGGCGACACCTGCCTTGACCGCTTGTGTGGCGGTTTCTATGGCCTGCTCGTACCGACGCGTCGCAGCATAGGCAGGGTCAAGAGAGGCGCGCAGATCATCAAACGATCGGCTGCTTTCGTTGACAGCCG